GTATTTATCTCTGCCGTTGTTGCAAGTTCAAGTGCGCCCTTTGCGCTGGTTGTACCTTGCGCCATGTAGCCAGCAGCTACGGCAGTACCCTGCCATACACCTGTTCCGATTGTGCCTACTGTTGTTATCTGTGACTGAGCAGCATCTACGCTTAGAACGCTGCTGGAAGCACTAAGACCCGTACCGGCAAACAAAGTTGCTAAAGCGGTCGTTGTAGTTTTCTGTTCGTTCGCTCCATCGGAGTCCAGCGTGGAGAAGAAATCTCCGTCAGCCGGAGTCACGGTACTCAGTTCTGAAAGGTCGAGAGTAAGGGTTACGCCCCCGCTGGAACCGCCACCTGAAAGACCTACGCCCGCAGTAACTCCTGTGATATCTCCTGTAGTTGGAGTCTCCCATGTAGGAGCAGCACCTGCGCCGCCAGAGGTCAGGACATCTCCGCTGGAGCCGTATGTAGCCCCGCCAATACCCAGTTCACCCTGACTGGTAAACCTGAATTTCTCAGTGGCAGCCTCAGAATGTCCTGTATAGAAAATCAGGTCAGTCGCGTTTAGGTCAGCAGCAAAAGTGCCTTGTGCTATGGCCTGAATAGATGCAGCAATTTCTATCGCATCTGTTCCACCTGCCTCATGCGGTGCCTGGAAGTCGATCTTCCCTATAACGTCGTTTGCATTAACAACTGTGTTAGAAGTAGCGAGAAGAAGCTTGCCTGTACTGGTAGTTGCATCAGCAGATGCACCCATTATCCTCAACTGATCTGCTGACTCGTCCCATTCCAGGTACGCACCGGCAGATGCTCCAAAGAACTTCACATCATGGCTGGTGTCATCCACGCCGACAGTTAGCGTCCCAAGCACAACCGTGTCTTCTATGTTCGATGTACCTGCTACGTCCAGATCAGTACCGACATATAGTTTTTTGGCGATACCAACACCGCCGTCGGTATGGAAGGAACCGGAAGTCGTATTCGTCGCGTCAGTAGCCGTGTCAATACTTAGCTGTGCGGTACCGGAAAGAACCAGATCGTCTTCAGATTGATCCCAGAGCATGAAAGCACTGCTTGTATCTCCGAAGAACTTTACGTCATGCCCTGTGCCATCAGAACCAACCGTTACCGTTCCAGAAAATGTACTTGCGCCAGAGAGGGTTACGTCAAGAGATAAGGCGTTTATCTCGCCTTCCATGTAGGTAGCAAGAGTCTCAACGGTGGTCATCCTCATCGTGCCGCCGTCGTTTATAAGGACACCATCGCCGTCTGCTATTGCAGTTGTACCTCTGGCAGTACCACCGTCAATCAGGTTTAACTCTGCCGGAGTTGCAGTAATAGCTGTGTCGCTGTCTGCTGCCAGAACTGCAAGCGTACCTCCCACATTAGGGATAACGACTGTACGATCCGCTGTCGGATCCTCGATTGTCAGCGTTGTCTCGTATCCGTCTGCCGTTGCGCCTTCAAACACAATAGCGTTCGCTGCGTTCATGGTCACAGTGTCAACGATTGTCTGCGTTCCGCTAACAGTTAGATTCCCGGTGACAGTCAGGTTGTCTGCAACGGTTACTTCTGAGGTAGTGTGACCGATGGTTACAGCAATGCCACTTGTTTCAGTAGCTATCTTTAGCGCGCCAGTTGCGTTCTTAATATAAGAGTTTGTGCCGTCATGGTAGAGAACCATGTCACCAGCAGCGAGTGACCCGATTTTTAACTCTGTACTGTCGTTAAGGTGCAGGGCATCTTCGGACTCGTCCCACAGCAGGTACCTGCCAGAGGTCGCGCCGTACATCGTAACGTCCACACCTGTGTCGTTCTCTCCAAAGACAGCAGCCCCGCTCACGGTCAGCCGTGTGAGGTTTATCCCGTTAGCTGCCTTTATCCAGCGGACAGCAGCACCAAAGGTAATCTTGATATCCATTGGGTACTGGGATTCGTCAGTAGTGGTTATATCCCATCTGCCGTTTGCGTCGGTCGTGTCTGTAAGCCCGGAGATGGCTGAAGTAGCGTTATCCGCGCTGGTGTAGGCGACAACCGCTGCGTCCTGAACGGCGTTACCCGCGTTGTCGAATACAAATCCTGATAGCGTTACGGATGTTGTTGCCATATTTTTTCCTACCTAAACCTCGAACGGTCTACTCCTGCAAGTGCATCAGCCACGATGGCCCTGGCGTCGTCTATTAAATCATCCTCGTCCACGAATATAAGCCTTATCCCAAGTGTTGCCAGATATTCTCTTGTAAGTATGTCCGACTGTCTAACCGCCGCACCCTTCTCGTAGTGATAAAACACTCCCTGTACGTTTATCGCAATATCGGGCGGGTTGTAAATCTCGAAATCTATAACCCTCCCCCCCTTATCCTGCCTTCCCCCTGCCAGTTGTGACTGATACCTGAAGTCTATATCAGGCTTGAGTCCCAGTTTTAACAATGCCTGCCAGCAAAGGTATTCAGGACCACTTCCTGCCCACCATTCTGGCGTGGGGATAGCCTCGATTGCCTCAGCCATTATGTCTCAACCAGTTGTAACTGTATCTGCGCCCTTTCATCTAATCCGGTGAACTCGAAACCGGAGGCACTTACAAGATCCACGTAGTAAGACCTGTCCGAGTCATCGTCCCTGTAAGTAAACGGAACAAGCGTATTGGTGTTGATAACGGTCGTTATATTGTCCATCATCTGCTTCGGCGTTTTTCCCTTGAACGGCTTCGCCGTGTCGATATTGACGCTGAAGCCGAACTTCGGCGGGATCTTCTCTCGCCACCTTAATTCAATCAGGTTCAGGTCAGGGCTGTTAGCAGCATTATTGGTAGCAAGGGCGGCCTTGAACTTAATAGAAGAGAACTCGACACCCGCGCCGGAAGCAAAATCATAGGTCGTAGTGCCGTTAGACGTAATCGTCCCTAATGACGTATATGTTTCGGTAAAGTCCGTAGCAAACGAGATCGCTATATTCACGTTGGAAGAACATCCCGACGTAACGGCGCGGAAGCTGATCGCAGTCTTGTTACCCGCTGCGTCCCCACCGTCAAACCACGGTGTCTCAAGCGTCCCGCCCCCGGTGTCGTACTGGAAGTCGGTGATCTCGTCAGGATTTATAACATCAGGAGACAACTCGATCCAGTACATCACCGCACCAGTCGCAAACCAGAGCCGGTACTCGTTATATGGGCTGCCCACAGTACCTGCCCTAAGCCCGGTATTGTTCCCTCCTGTCCACTTAACCTCCCAGGACTGCTCGTTATAGCCCAGTATCGTAGAGGTTCCCTTACCGCCAACCACGCTTGAACCGTCAGGCAGGATACCGTCGCCGGTCACTATGTCGAAAGTAACTTCAGCGATATCGGCGTTCACGAGGGCGATCAGGTCGTTGTGTGTCCCGATCAGCTTCAGTATCTGGCCCTGATAGGCACTTGGGACACCGTGGTCACGGTCGAATCCGACAAGGCTTACGACAGCCGTATTTGCACCTGTCTGGTACTTGTAGATAGCGTTGCCTGCCGGAAAGTAGATAGCATCGCGCCACACTATTGCGCCTGTTCCTGACTGCGTGTGGAAAGGAATCCTTAACTCTGTCTCCTCCCACCTGTTATTAGTCTCATCGTAAGCCCACAGCCCAACCTTGGTAGCAGCATAGATAATCGGACTGCCACCGGCGTCCCGATAAACAATCAGGGATGTCACATAGCCGTTAGGTAAGGGCAACTGTGCCTTGAGTGTTGGTGTGTTGGTAGGCCCTGATGCCCAGTTTTTCAACACGCCTGCTTTGCTTATGCCCCAGAGTGTCCCGTGCCAGATCGTAAAGTAATCGACCTTGTCCCCGGACGCTGTTTTATTCGTTGCGGATGTACCGTTAGTTGTATATGAGTACCCGGTATCACCCTGGGCAAAGATGAGGTAACTCGTAGGAGTAGTATCGGTAAATACAATCGTCTGAGATGTAGGGTTCGTCAGGGTAAAAGCTAAGGTATCCCACCCGTCGTCAGTATTTGTATACCTGTATAAATCCCCATCTCTAAATAAGACATAAATGTTTGATGAGGCCTCGCCGGTTACCTGAAACTCGGTAATGTTATTAATCTCACCTGTATTCTCATTGGTTACTGCCGTCGGCTTTCTTGGAAGAAGAACGTGTCCCTTGAATCTGGTCTGACAGTTAGTCCACCATGCCCTGTCAACAGATCCCGGGTCTAACCCACGGTTCCAGCCGATACCGCCACGAAAGTCGTTTTGCGTGAGGATAGAAGCCCTTGGGTCAGCACCGCGCTGGGTGTCACCGATGGTAAATCTCGGGGCAGCGATGCTCACGAGCGTCTTGCGTACCGGCCCTGCAATCCTGTATCGCTGGCTGTTCAGCAGGATTTCACTCTTATCTATAACGGAAGCCATCAGTCCACCATCTTGGTGCCGGGCCTGAGTGCAGGCAGTGAGCGTTCTGCCTGGGCTGCCACGCCCTCGTAGAAGGCGGCTCTCCTGTCGCTGTCGTCAGGATCGGTCGTCCTGCCCCTTGCGAGGCTGAACAGTGCCTTGCTCGTGGTGCGTGCAGCGACAAGATCCGGGTCTATGTTTGCCGTGTCTGAGTCAGCACTGAGGAGGGACGGCAGCTTGTACCCGATCAGTCGTATGAGGTTGTATCCCACTTCTTTCCGGGCTGCTTCCGTAAGAAACACTTTTCGCGCCTCACGGTCTATCCTGTAAGAACCCGACCACAGCCTGTTATGTACGGCTGACTCCGTCTGCACGGCCTTGATGTCGTTTATCCAGATATACCTTGAATTATCCCCCGAAACGTACTTAACTCCTACAGATGTAATAGCTGAGAGTTCTTCTGGGTTCGTAAGAGTCACCCTCATATACGTCCATGTTCTGGCATCAGCAGCAGGGATGTTAATAGTTTCCTTTGCACTGCTTAGTGCAGATGCTGCTGCTAAAACAATCGTTAAGGTTCCTGCAACATGAGCGTCGGAAGACTTGAACCAGAACTCAAGAGTATCGTACTTACGCAGATCTATGGATGTGATGTCTTTATATCCCATAGTTCCTGCGGATACGCTGCTTAGGGACATCCGTGTTGCGCTGCTGTGGGCTTTGAAATCCTCTGAGTCAGCAGTAATAGTTACACTTGTTCCCTGCGTCCAAGCGGTATTGGCTTCATCAACTCTTTTTCCAGAAAAATCAGACCTGTAGTCAATCTGGGATACCGCAACCATCGCAGACGGGATGTCGTAACGGCTGTCCCTGATATGCCCGTGGTTGGAGATGTCCTCGTCAATCACAAGGCCGCGTGCCGTCCGCTGGATAATCGAATCATTAATAAATTCGTGGATACGTGCAGGTGGATACTCAGACCTCCAGAACTCGTAGGAATCGTCGGAAGATGTAGAACCTGCTGCTGGCTTGAAGGTGAACGTACCGGTCGAACTGGTGTAATCCGTTACACGACGGATAACCCCGTCATTGGCACCGGAGGTAAATAAAATCCAGCCACCGTTATATTCGTCGTCCCCGCCAAGAGTGCTGGCATCAACGATTGTTGTGGAACTACCCGTGCCTGTTGCGGCACTTGCAGGCAACTGGTCGAGGTTAGCTGCAACGGAGCGACGTATCTGTTCTCTGGTCCTGCTTTGTATTGCAGCCACGATAACCTCTACTTGTTACTGCGCTTCTCTTTGCGCCAGTCTGCTATAGACCTCAACGCCCCTTTAAGGTCATCTTTTTTTCCTTTGCTTACAGCCGGTACAGGCTGTGCCGCCTTTGCTTCTTCCTCTGCCTGTTCAGCAGCCTTATGCAGAATCTCCTGCAACTGACTGCCAGTAAGCTTGCTTGCACCGGGAATATACACAGGCTGCCCGTTTGGACCGACGTTGAAGGTTTCCTCCTCCACCGACCCTATAACGCGCTCTAAATCAGCAGGAGGGCTGACCTGACGAAGGTTACGCCTTTGATTCCCTGCGGATACAGGAAGCCACAGCTTTGCCTTTGCCATGCCAGCCCTCCTAGATGACTAGAACTTGATTGCAAGGTCAATTAAAGCGTATTCAGTGTCCGCAGCAGCAGCAAGAACTGTTCCCACCCTGCACTCTGCTGAGTTGTCAGAAGCCGATGGGTCTACTGCACCGTCAGTAGAAGTATAAGCTTCGTTACCAAGAACAAGAGTCCCGCCAGATAGTACGGCTGCGGGTCCTGCGGTTTGGTTCCAGAAGTATTCTCCCGATGCAATATCGTGAGTTGGTACTCCCAAAGCTGGACCGTCAATGTCCGATGCATCCCAAACTTCTACCGAATGTCCAACAGGCTTGTGAATACCTGCTTGTGAATCAGTGGTTAGCGCAGTCTGAACCGAGTCATTGTCGTAAAGATCAATGGTCAAGGTTCCACTTGCAGTTGCTGAACTGTGGTCTGCGATTGTAAAAGTCTGACCTTCACCAGTACCAGATGAACCGTGGTCATTAATAAAAACGTAGCCATCTACATAGTCACCGCGAGTACCAAAGTCACCTGTGTACTTACCGCTGCCAGTGATAGCAGTAGTAGAGTTGGTGAGTTTGATCTGGTTTGCGCCAGCAGCAGCAGCAGCAGCAACAGCTAGGTCTGTTAGATGCCCTGATGATGTTTGTGAACCCATCGTTACTTTACCAGCCGTAATAGCTTCGGCTGCGTAAGAGTAATAAAAGACCCGTCCGTCGTTATAAACCATCTTTGTGCCAAGACGATGCTTTTGCGTCGTAGTGGCGGTCTTGTCGTATCCGGGTGAACCAGATACTACAGTTGGAAATGCCATTTTCTATTCCTCAATACCTGTTTACAGGCTGTCTAATTATCCTGCGATAAACCGATAAGTTTTAAAAGGCTCGGTCTATCGTTACGCCTTTTTCGAGACTTCCGCTGTCACCCTTGACTCGTCAGGGGCGGATGCCCCCGATTCGGCAAACAGTTCCGGCGCGACCTCTTTTTTTTCAGGAGGACTCTTGCGGAAGCCTCGCTCTAAGTATACGTCTTCATATGAAACAGGAAGATTGGGACATTCAACCCATTCATCCGAATCAGCTTCATATTTCCAGTAAGAGCGTTTTGTAACGCCCCTTACAGTCATACTTTGTAAGCCAGATTTAACCACAAGAGCCTCCTGAAAAACTAACTATGCGCTAGTTGATGGGTTTCCGATTTCGTACTGGATTGCAGCACCACGGGTGTCATCAACTTCAAAGACTGCATAGTCTTCGGTAACGACTACTTCAAACGCTCGCAGGGAAATGTCCCGCTCACGCTCTTCTCGCCTTGCCCTTGCAGCAAGATGACCCATAGCTGTTTTGTCAGCGATAACTCCATAACCAGAGTTATCGGTTACAGTTTGAATGTTTCCATCCTCGAAGAACGGAACGCCTGAAAGCTTAATGCCTGTCCAGTAATCTTTTACTGCTGGCTTATTGAAAGCGTCAGGGAGCGGGTAGGTAGCAAGAGTGTTACCTACATCAGTTGCCAACTTCCAAAGAGCATTAGGGTGGTGTACGACAAAAATGTCGGAACCAAACTGATCTGCCTTTGCGGTAGCAATAACTGCCGATGCGTTAGCAAGGGTAAAGTTTGCGTTGTCAGCACCAAGTTTTGTTCCACCGTTTAGGGTTGGAAACAAAGCAATGATGTCTGTGTCCTTCTTGCGAGCCATTGCGTCACCCATCTGGCGACCAATGATCTTGAAGACATCTTCGTTGTTCTGCTGGAGAAGGGTGTCGGTAATAATTACCTTCAGTCCCACTTCAGCGGTAGTAGCGGTGACAGTTGAAACATCAATGTCCTCGCTATCGACCATATCGCGACCCTCTACAAGGTCTTCTGCATCCATCTGTGCAACCTTGGGGATTGTGAGTTGGTAGTCACCCTTCTTGAGATTGAACTTCTCAACAAGCCCCACCATAGGAGCGTTATGCTCTTCGGTGTATCGGGCAGCCGCGAGCATAATTCGCGACATGTTTTGTAGATTCCCAGTGGTACTGGTTTGTACAGTAGCCATTTCTTATACCTCAGTTGAAGATGGTAAGTCCTAACTTCTGAGAAGCAGAACGTGCCATTTCTGTACTTATCGCAGGATCACCTGCGTTATATCTGTCTAAAACGTCCTCAGCGTTGGTAGGTGCTACATCAGCAGCAGGAGTGGCTCCGCTCATCTGCTGTCCCGGGGTTACCTGCTGGACTGTCTTTTCCAGCTTCGTAATCCTTGACAGTGCCTTCGCGTGCCTCTCCATAGACTGCGGGTCAGGGAAGTCCTGCAACTCGGCATAAGGAACGCCGTACTGTGACGACAGTTCATATGCCTTGGCAAGCTGTGTACGCGAGTTTAACTCGGTTTCAACCTGCCTTTGCCGGACCGTTACCTGTTCCGCCTGAACTTTCGCAACATACGCTTCTTTGGCAAGAGCAGCCTGCTGACCGCCAATTTGCTGTGCGGTCGTATCGTCCAGACCCTGATTTATGTATCGCTGGGTCAGTTCCTGACCGTATGCAGCTACCTCTGCCTCTAAGTTGTTGACATTGGTTTTCTGTTCGGCTAAAGCCCGCGCCTGCTCTGACTGCTGAAGCTGCGTTTCCATCTCTGCTATCCGCTTATCGGTAGCAGACTGGTACTTGCGAAACTCCTGGTCTGACTGTGGTGTAGTTCCTTCCGTACTCTGAGGTTCGGTCTGAGAATCAGTCTGAGGTGCAACCCCGATAGGTGTGTCTGCCGTTTCCGACAAATCCTGTTCGACCTCCGGTTCAGCAACTGCTTCTACCGGAGTTTCGTCAGGACTCGGCGGAACATCGGTAACCTCTACCGCGGATTCCGTTCCTGCATCATTTCGCTCAGTAACCATATTTTGTTTTTCTCCAGAACATGACACCGTCAGATGGCATATCCCGCTTTCGGGGTTTCACAAATAATAAAGCATCTATTTGTTATTGTCATTCAGCCTGCTCCCACCATCTCTCCGGGATCTCGGGGACTGAAGGTACAACTAACGGCCTCTCAATCTTCGGTTGAGATGCCTGATATTGATTTCGCAAAACATTTATTTTCTGGAATAAAACTATATTGGTAACTTCTGTCTTCTGAAAATCAGGCGGCTTGTCGAAAGCTAATTGTTTTATTCTGTAGACAAGTTCATCATCGTTTCTTGCAAGGTAGTCGTTTAATTGTTTCTGCTGAGGCACTGTAAGAGAATTATAAATCGCCTTGTGTTCTGCCTTTATTGCATCCCAATCCAAACTACCTTCAAGCTGCTCTCCTCTCCACGGAGTACTCGGAACTCGTTCGTCCCTGAGAGGAATTACTACTTCGTGCTTCCTATAGACGCTATACCACACGTTTAGAATCTTATCGAACTCCGACTTAGGGTCATGAACAAACGGAAGATCAAACCCTAGATCTCTTTGTAACTGGTACTTACGTCCCTCTGCCGTATTATTTATATCGCTAACTGTATCTACGAACTCAAACAACCTGCTCCTGATAGATATTTTTCCGCCGTCTTCATCAACATACCTGCCAAGACGGGGATGCCCAAGCGTGTCAATCAGGTCGAAAATATCCCTGCCTAAAACAGCACGGGCCTGACTTTGTGCATCGCTCTGTATTCGCCGTCTTTCCGTTCTGGATCTTGCACCTTTATCCTCGAAGCCTTCTACATCTCGCATGGCGCGACTTCTTATCAGGTCAAACTCTCTGTACTGTGGGCCAAGCACCGGGTCCTTTTCCAGTTGAGATTTCGCAAGAGTATCTAAATCTCCAAAAGGTTTACCAAACTTCTTGTAAACGTCGTTCTTGAACTTTTTGTATCTCGGGGCAAAGTCTTCCCCGACTATAAAAGCCTCGTATCCAGACTGGCGAGAGTCAAGAATCATATAAAGTTCATGGCGCATCTGAGGGTCCATGTCCTCTTCCATGTCAAGCAGGTCCCTGAGTTCCGAATTGCTCAAGGGAGTCGAGTAAGCACCGTAACTTTCTCCAAGCATGTCGAGTACAGATATACCACCCGATACGATATCGCCTTCCTTAAAATCGTTGAACCCCGGACCTATATATTCCATTGATTCATCTAACGCAAAAGGCCTCATATTAGTAGCGACATGCCCCATCACTTGCCCCGCCTTATACCCAAGTGACGCTTTCGGATTGTAAATTGGTGTCCCGTCAAATTTTTTGTTTCGGGCAAAATCTAACATAAGACTTGCGCCTGGAGCATTTATTGCCCGCTTTGCAAGACTTGCTATTTCTCCCGTCTTAGGAGTGATAGCAGCAGATGCAACCAGATTTAGTAACCCGTGCAGTGGACCAAAGACTGACCTGTCACGACCGCCTAGGTTTCGTATTTTCACGAAGTTCGGATTTACATAAAGCTTTCCTTCACGGTTTTTTATATAAAGCCTGAAGTCTGTTTCTTCTCCTCTGGCTTCATTAGCCAACACAGTCAAGATTGTTCCCCATCCAAGCACCCGAAGAATAGCGCGACGGGCGTACCTGTCCTGCATAGTTGCAAACTTATTTATTTTTGGAACCCTGCCTCGCAGCTTGTTGCCTACTATCGGAACCATATCCAGAGGCGCATCAAGATCCATCCCTTTCATTGCACGGGCAACCGTAAGCATCCTTGCAAATAAAAACTTGGTGGAATAGAAAATCCAATTACCTAAAGCAAATCTTCCATTAACAAATCCCGAAGAGGCATTTACATGATTCGCCATACGGCGAAGATCTCCTGCCTGAATCAACTCGTCTATCGTTCGTCCTTTTGCAAGTTCTTCAAGTAAAAGTTCTTGCGCCCGTTCTATTCGAGCAACATCCCCTGCTACAGAAAAAGCCCGTGATGCTGCCTGGAAGAATCCACCTACAGGCTTGCGAACACCGGGAATGTTAAAGCCTGCTTCGAGTATGTCGGAAGAAACATCTATTGGTTTACCAGATTGGTGTAAGCCAAATCTTCCAGCCCACTCGTCTGTAGTAAAAGTCCCTCTGGCTTTTGCAGCATCATTAAATTCTGTTGCCCATGAAGCATAGACACCTTCGCCACCCCAAGCCTTCAGAGATTTAACTGAGGCTTTATGCCATACCTTTGGAGAATCATAACCGGTAATAAGCAACTGGATACCCATTGCGGAGTTATCAGCAGTTGCTGTTGTTGCCCGCATAATACCGTTTGTTCCCTGAAGTGCTTCTTTAGCATATTGGGCTTTATCTTTAACTGTTACTGCTACTTCTTTATTAATTAAATCATTCGCACGATTAGCAAAGATGTCTGCAAACGAAACGCCATGAAGTCGCGGGAACTGTTCTTCGCCGCCGATTTCCTTTCGACCAAGCCGCTTTGCAATAGTTTGCATTTCATAGTCATATACAGATTTATAGGCTTTAAGTTCTGCCAGGAGTATCTCAAGGGCTTCTTCAGCCTTATTAAGTTCTGCGCCTTTTAGCGTTCCGCGAAGAACAGTTCTTTTTTTACCGAAAAGCGTTACGAGTTGATCTATGTCATCTATGCCCGGATCTTCAATAAAGCGATCCATTTCTTTAAGGGCTTTCTGGTTTTTCTGCTTAACAAGACCTTTCAATCGTGTAGAAGCTGCTCTCAATTTCGCCATTTGCTGAAAGACTTCTGGACTTTCTTCAATTACCAGTTCTTTTGCAGTACGACCTATCCTTATTCCGTCTTCATTCCTTATCGCCCTCATAGCTGCTGCAAAGAAATTATCTCCAACAGTTTGACCGGTGCTTTTTACAAGGGCATCAATCGCTTTTGGAAACGTAGAATATTCTGAGCCGTTAAGAATTGCTTCTGCCATCGAAGGATGTTCAGCAGCTTTTACTTGAGATTGTGGGACACCCAGCCTTTTTACAACGATGGTTCCTGAGTCAAGATCGTCTAGCTGTATGTTTCCGCGGGGAACATAGAACCCACCATCAATAATGTCTGGACGGAGTCCAAGTTCTCGCCCGGACTCCTCTAAAACTTTCTTATGTGGAGCAGTTATTTTTCTGAGTTCTTCGAGGGCTTGGATCTGCTCTCGATTCAGATGCGGGAGAAACCTGGGTAACCGCGCGGCAACATCCTGAATTGTGGGTGCTGCGCCTCGCAGGGACGCATCAATGTTTATCAGGCTTTGGATCTGGCCGTTCTTATCGGGCTTAAAGGCACGTTTTACTTTTGGTGCAATCCTTAGAGCCTGAGAAGCGGCAAGTTTCTCTGCGTTATTTATAACTCTTGTGCGAAGGTTCCACAATGCATCCACAACGTCAACATGCACAAGACCCTTTGCCCGTACAAGTCCCGCAAGAGATGAAGCAAGTCTTTCTATACGACTCAATCCTAAATCAACAGTTTCCTCCAGCCCGAACATGCGGGACTCTTCTCCAAGTCCAAGCTGGCTTACATCTAACTTTGTACTGTCATATGTATTGTCTAATGCTTTAGCTGCATCTTCTTCAGGTAAGCCTGCAAGAGCGGACGTAAATTCATCTATACTTCCTCCCCCTCCTGCATCAGGGCTGGGAACGATCTTCTTTGCTGCGTCTTCTTTAGCTGTTTCAGCAATCTGTGCAGGAGCCATCCCCGGGCGATGTATACCCGTAGCAGCCTTTTTCGGTGGACGTACAGGCGGCGCAGTATCAACACCTCTCTGCCTGTTGAACGTTTCTATCTCTGTACGTGTAGCCTGTTCGATCTCGGTCTGAGCGGGGTTTACCTCGAATACCCTGCCTTCGGTTGACTCTGCCCTGATAATCCCTTCCGGCGTGGTTTCCACGACCCTTGCAGTGCGAGGCCGTATAACGGGCTGCACTTCAGTTCCCACGTTTTCCATGACCCTGAGATACGCTCCTCCCTCAGTCTGCCATGCGGGTAACACCCTGCCACTAGGCGTTGTTACCGCTACGCCGGGCTTTGGAGCG